GAAACACCCGCCACCTGGCCCTGTCGGGCGAGCGCCTGCATGGAGACCGCGCTTGCGTAGGCTGCCCGGCTCTGGTCTGCCATGGCGCGAGCGCCGGCTGCAGCCTCAACGGCCGCCTTGCGAGCAGCTCCACCGGTCATGGCCGTTCGCATGGACGTGAAAGCCGTCCCGACCGTCCCGGCGGCTGCCGACAGCGAACCAAGACTGGTCACCGCGGCCGTCAGAGCGCCACCCTTCAGCCACAGGAAGGAGAACTGTGCCGCGATGCTGGCGATGCGCAGAGCGACTAGCGCCGTCGTCGTTGCGATGATGGCTTGCGTCAGCGCCGGATGGGCGTCGGCAAACTCCGCCATTCGCATCACGATGGGACCCAGCACGTCCATGATCCGATTGAGCGCCGGCAGAAGGATGCTGCCAACCGTCAAACCGAGATCGTTCAATTGGTTCTTGAACCGCTGGACGGCGAATTCGGTCGTCTGCGACCGCTTCTGAAACTCAGCGCTCACACTGCCGGCATAGCGGGTCTCATCGCTGACATAGCCGAGTGCCTCGCGCAGGAGATCGACGTTTGACAGGAGCGGCGTGAGGGCGGCCGCTTCCTGCCCAAACAGATCGGACATGACCGCCGCCTGCATATGTTCCGGGATCTGGCCGAGTTTCTGGATAACCTTCAGTGTGGTGCCGACTGCATCCTTCTGCATGGCCTTGGCAACCTTGGTGCTGTTCAACCCCAGAACCTTGAAGGCGGCCATCTGGGATTTAGTCGCGCTCGAGCCACGGGTCAGAGCCCGACCCATGTTCTTGAACGAGGTTGCCGCCACGTCCACTTCGGCGCCAGCCGCGACCATGGCTGACCCGAAGGCGAGTGTTTGTTCCTTGGTAAAGCCAAAGAACTCGCCCTGCACCGCCACTCGCCGCGAAAAATCGACAAGCTGCGGCGCGTTGGAAGCCATCTTGTCGGACATGTAATTGATCGCGTCGGCGTAGCGTGCCGTCTGGTCAATCGTCAGCTTCATCGACGACTGGATCTTGGCCAGGTCTTCGCCGGCCTGTGCGCCCGTCACACCCCAGGCGAGTGCAGCCTTGGCCGTCATGCGGGTGAAATCCAGAAGATCCTCTTGCGCAACGCCGGCCGCGGCCGCTTCCGCCGAAAGGGCGGCAAGCTCGGTCACCGCCATCGGAATTTCCGAGGTTGCCACCCGCCGCAGATCTTTCCCATAGGCGGAAAGACCATGAGCAGAGAAATCCGTGACCTTGGCGACATCCGCCATGGCACTTTCGAACGCGATGGCGGATCTGATCGGCGCGGAGACAGCCTGCGACAGTGCATAGGCCACAGCCGTCGCCTCCGCCATGCGTCCGCGCATCGCGTCGAGCTTAGCATTGTTCTGGTCGATGCGGCCGCGCATTTGCTCGACCGCACGAGCCACGCCCCTGGCCGGCGCGGATACTTTGTCGAGCAGCGAAACGATCAGCTGGGAGGTGAGACTGGACATGAAAATCCTGCTTGACGCATGCAACCTGTGCGTTACGGTCTCTCAACCAAGGAGAGACTAAAACATGCAGATGCGGGTTTTATGGGTGGCAATTACCGTGGCGTTGCCACTGCCGGCGATGTCACAGTCATTGGAGACGATGACACTGGCGAACAATCTTGGAAGCGTTCTGGCTTCTGAGGAGAAGTGTGGTCTGTCCTTCAATCAGAAGGCAATCGAGGCCTTTATCGAGAAGAAGGTATCCGCCGACGACATGGGTTTTGCATCGACGCTAAACACCATGACGTCAGGCTCAAAGGCGCAGTTGCAGCGAATGTCGCAATCCGCGCTGACTGCCCATTGCACTCAGATCCGACGCGTTGCGAAATCCTACGGCTTCACGGAGTAAACGATGGCCCGCATCATTCGTAAGGAAACCCGCAAGCGCGGCTTTTTCGGATGGCTTTTCCTGCTGGCGTTCATAGGCTTCAACCTCCTGATGATCGCCTGGCTGGTCCAGTACTGGAGCACGTTGAGCCAGATGACGGCGACAAGCGATGCCGAGAAGGTCGGCGCGGCGATAGGCGGGACGCTCGGGTCAGGCATGATCCTGACCCTTTGGGCACTGGGCGACGTTATCCTTGGAATCATCGTTCTGCTGACCAGAGGTCGCAAGACGATCATTGAAGAGACCGTCGAAGCCTGAGCAGTCATTTCCTGAGCTTCGGCGTCTCCATCTTGATCACCCGGAGGATGGAGGCGTGGTAGGCGAGCACCTGGTCCACCTCCCACTCCTCCACCATGGTGATCGGCGTCTGGCCGTGACGGGCCACCATGGTGATGATGTCACGCCACAGAACGGGCTTGCGCCCCTCTACTCCGCCTTGGCCTCCGCCGCTGCCTTGGCTGCCGACTTTCCCATCAGGGGAACGATCGCCTCCGCGATCTTTTCGAGATCCTCGATATCGAGTTCCTCGATCAGCTCCACGGACACGCCGGCCAGTGCCGCATACAGAAGCCAACCGACGCGCGTCTGATTTGTCTCGCCTTCGCCGAGAAGCGCATCCTTGGCCTTCATGCGGCGGAAGGAGAGCGACTTCACCTCGCGGCCTTCGAAGTTGAATGGATGGTCCAAATCGACAGTTACACCCACGCTCATGATCAGCCTCCCAATGCCTGGCGATGGGCGGCAAACTTGTCCACCCCATTGACGCGCAACACGCGCTCCCAGAAATCGACGTAGAAGAGCTCGACGCCGTTAAGCCAGAACTCGTAATGGGTGACTTCGGAGAAGCTGTGCGTGCAGCCCTGGAATTCGGCCGGTGCGCTTTCGTCCGGCTCCCAGCTGTTGATCGCGCCTTCGATGATCGAGCGACCGGGAACGGGCTTGCCGCCGCCCGGGCCGCGCTGCAGATAGGACCCTGCAAAGGTCCAGCGATCCACCTCGCCAAACCCGGCGAAGATGTCGGTGTCGATGCCCTTGGCGGAAAAGGCAGGCTCCGGCGCCTCGATGCGCGGCAGGACGAAGTTGACGCCCATGACGCCGCCGCCCGGATTGTGTTCACCGGTGGCAAAAGTCAACGTCGGGATGGTGAGCGAGGCGATTGTGATGCCGCGCAGGAGATCCGGATTGGAATCCCGCCGCACATCGACGCCCGTAAGCAGGTAGAGAGGCAATTGCGCCATCGTGTTTGTCCTTTCGGGAAATGAGAAGGAAAGCCGTCGGCTTCCGGTCCGCGATGGACCGCGTCAGACGGTGGTGAGACGGGCGACGATATCGCTAACGAGACCGGTCAAGGCCGGCCGGTAGCGGCGGACTTCGTGGTGGGCACGTTTGAAGGCGGGCGCCGGCTCGATCGCGAGATTGACCGTAAGATGGCCGAGGCGGATTTCTTCCGGACTGTTCTTGTCCGGCCGAAACTCGATGTCGTATCCAAGGATATCCTCATCTGCCTTGTGATCGCGCAGCATGAATTTCTGAGCGTTCAGCCAGGCTTCCACACGACTGACGCCGACCTTGCGACCGAGGTAGTTGCGCGTGATCAGGGCGATCTTGTTGTTGAGGTAATCCGCGCCGCGCACCTGGTGGATCTGCTTCCAGAGGTCGGAGGTTGAGGTATTGTCCGTGCCGATGAAGATGAAACCGCCGTCGGCGACAGCACCATCCACGCCGCTTTCGCCGGCAACGACAATCGAGACCTCGCTTTCCAGCATCTGCTGGCCTTCGGTCGAACCGTCCAGCAGGCTGAACGGGAGAGGCCGCGACAGACCGGCAATGCCATAGATTGGCCGGTTGGCAATCGGTTCGAAGGGTTTGTTGCCGTTTTCGGCATCGATCCTCTGAAAGAGGCCGATGATGCGTGGCCCCATCGGGCGGGTGACCAGCGTTGATCCCGCATAGACGCGTGCAGCGACGCCAACCGGCATGATCCGCTCGCTGTTCAGCGTCTCGCGTGCGTCGATCGCATCCATGGCCGAGGTCGGATCGATATCGAGGACCGAGATCGCCTGGAGCCGTTCGCAGGCGGCGTGCAGCGCCGTTGCGACCGGACCTGCGGTCTCCGCATCGACACGATAGGCGCCGCCTTCGGCCCAGACCAACCGCGGCGTGGCATTGACCGCCGACGGGATGGCGCCGATGTTGGTCGGTGAAAGAGCCGTTGCCACATTGGCCGCCGTCTCTTCCTCATCCGCGCCGGCCGCGATGCGATAGATCGTGAGATCCGCGCCGGAATTGAGGCCGGAGAGCTGGGCATTGATACCTGCCACGGCATCGGCCAACGCGCCGCCGCCGAGCTTTGCTACCATCGCCGCATCACCGGACGAAACGCGCACCGGCTGGCCGATCGGGAAAGCAGCGCTGTCCACGGCTCCATCGGCCGAGCCGATCAATAGCCCCTTGGACCAGTCCGAAGCCAGAACCGGCACGGGCTCGTCATCAGGACGCGAAAAAGTCATGCCGAATACGGGATCGGACATCATTATCTCCTGTGAGGTGAGAAAGGCCTTGCCCAAGGGCGCATGGGGCGAAGGTGGCAACAAAAAACCCGCCTCGAGGGGCGGGTCTCGTTGTCGGGTGGTTGGAGCCGATTACATCGGCTCGATGCGGTGGGTCAGCATCACGGCCGCCTTGAGCGCAGTCAGGCGCTCAAGATGCATATCCAGCATGGAAAGAGAGCCGATTGCGCTGAAGCGGCCGCCGTCGTTGATGGCTTCAGCCGCCTGGTTTACCGCCTCCAGAATAACGGCCGCATCGCGTTGCATCACGCTGATAAGGTGCTGAAATGATGCAAGTTGCTTCTGCTCATCGGTCATTGTTTTTGTCTCCGTTTCAATGACCATGTTTTCGCTCTGGACGCGGCAGAACTGGAGCAATCCCAGTGCTTCGTTCGCGCCACTGAAAATCAGTTTTGCTGAAACGTGCCTGAAAGTGCCGGATGCGAGCGACAGCTTTGCTCGGCTTCAAAGCCCCGCCGCCCAACCCCAAAGCGCATCGACCTGTTCTGGTGGCAGACCGAGGGCGGTGGCCACCTCGACCAGGACAGGATGGTCGCGCTCGTAGGAGCTGGCATCCTGCCATTCGATGAGGGCTGCCGCGCGGTCGGTCGGATCCTCGATCGCCGCGATATGCGCCTCGATGTCGTCATTGGTGAGCCCGATCGAGAGCAGGCCGAGGCGCAGTTGCCGGCGTGTGAGTGCCGGAGGCTTTGCATCATCCGCGGGCAAAGCAGTCGGGTTCGATGCCTCCCACTCTGCAATCTCCTCCACCGTCATTGCGATGATCTCTCCATTCAGGATTTTCATCATGCGCGAAGTCCCTCCAGAATGAATTTGCCTGAGAACGAGCCCGATTGAGCGGAAAAGCGCAGGCCGTTTCGTCCATCAAAGAGGAAGATCGTGTGCAATTCCGACATGCGGAAGCCGGTGGTGGCCTGATAGAAGCTCCGAGCGACCGCATTACAGAGGCCGAGGTTGTTCCAG